AATACAGATGTATTTGCAAGGTCTCTTTGTGTTCTTTCTATTTCGTTCTGGTTGTCAACCAACTTCTTCTCAATGTCCTTTTCTAGTTTTGCAATGTATTCTTTCTGTAGCTTAACTGATTGCTTGCCTAGAGTGATTTGATTCTCGAGCAATGAAATCTCAGACTTCATGTTTGCAATGCGTGTCTTGAGAATAGTGTTCATAGTTGAAAATATCTGAATATCTAAAATATCTTCAATGATCTCTCTACGATGACCTTGCGGAAGTTGCATGAATGGAGTAAAGGACGCAGATCCCAAAATGACTATCTGTGTAAAAGACTTATAGTTCAACTTGAGAATCTTTTCTTCAAGCTCCTTTTGATAGTCCTTTGTCGCCGCTTCTTGATTAAGGAGTTCGCCATCTTGATAAATCTCAAACACTGTAGGTTTGATGCCGCGAACAACTTTATAGTCACGCCTACCCAAAGAGAACTCAACCTCAACTAAACAATTTTTAAGATTGATAGATGAAACTAATTGAGGTTTGTTTACATTTCTGAATGCCTTGCCAAACAACCCAAAGCACAGTGCATCAAGAATTGTTGACTTGCCTGAACCGTTTTCACCTACAACTAATGTTGTCTTTGACTTGTTTAGTTGTATTTCAGTGAAGGCGCTTCCCGTAGACAAAAAATTTTTATATCTTATTGTTTTGAATACTATCATTTTTCCTCAACATAGTCATGTGCCTCTACATACAGTTCCTTTAGAATTGTTTTCAGCTTGTCTTTGTCTGCATCAGTGTCAACCGCATCAACATAATCAGACAGTAATGACAGAGTATCTTCGATGTTAAGATTATCATCACTGACTTCTGCTTCAAACTCAGACATGTCCTCAATAATTTTCAATTCAGCAGGATTGTTATTATATAACCCATCTACGACTTTGTCGAATAAAGAAAAATCTTTCTTATTCAATACAACAAGTTTTACATACTTATCTTTAATTAATGAAACATCTATATTTACATCTTTTGTATCATCATAGTAAAATTTTACAAACATGGGATCTTTGTTTTGCACGAACTCAATCTCATGTGTACTATCATCTAGAATATAAAATCCTTTGGGATCATTGTAGTCATTCCAAAATAACTCATACGGAGTGCCCAGGTACATGATATTGTCTTGATCTGATCTGGCATGAAAGTGTCCACTAAATACCTTCTTATACTTTGAAAGCACAGAGCGATCCATACCTTCATGACTTTCAATACCTCGCATCATTTCAAACCCCTTTAATTCAAAGTGTCCGAAACAATATTCACGATTTGAATCGCTTATGAAGTCGAGGATTTCCTTTTCGTTGTCTTTGCACAACCAAGGAACAATATCGTAATAATGTCTGCGTGTAGGTTTAGTGATTATCTCAACATGACTTAGATAGTTCTCTAATAATAAAGAAGGTGAATTTACATCAACCTTTTCACGCCAGAAAATGTCATGGTTCCCCAATAAGGTAACCATCTTAATATCATCTTTTACTAGAGCATTAAAGAAGTATTCTCGACATTGTTCAAGCGTGTAAAAGTTAATGTATTTTCGCCTATCAAACAAATCGCCAAATTGATAGATTGTTTTTATGTTTCTTTCACGAAGTGTCGGAAAGAACACCTCGGAGTAGAACTTTTTCATGTGGGCATGAAAAATCTTACTATCGTTCCTTACTCCGAAGTGTGTGTCACCCAATAGACAAATTTTCATCGCGCAAACTTAGCGTTCTCATCAGAAGGTGCAAGAGACACTAGAGGTGTCAAAGCAAGAATGAAAGCTAGTTTAAACAATGTAGAACCCGATACGATTCTTGCAATCGCGGCGTTAATATCCATCGCGTTACCACCCAAAACCATAGGCATTGCAACAAAGGCAATCATCACAAAGAAAACTGCATCAACAGGCAAGCTAACAAGATTAGATACAAATGTCCTGCCCCATGATGACCAATCACGCTCCCAGAGCAACTGATAGATGTATGTGTTAACCCACTGTGATACAATAGTTGCAATCTCTGATCCAATCACAATACCTAAAGACATTCTAAACACTGCATCAAAGTTTACGCTAGGTCGAAAGCTGGGTGAGGGAAGAAAGGTCATTGCATACATGAATCCTGCGACCAGCAAATTCAAAATCACACCAATTAAAATAATTCGTGTGACAAATGATGCTCCTGCAAGTTTGTGTAACATATCACGCAACACAAACACCACACCAAATAACATTGCACCGGCAGGTGTAACTACCCATCCGAAATCTAAAAACTTTACTGCAGCAAAATCTGCAACAGTCATACACATAATAAGAGCGGCAGATAGTGTTGCAATCCACAGCCCTTTGTTATCTTGCTCTTTTAAAATCATGTTCATTTTTGTCTCCTATTGATTAATCCACATAGCTGAATTAGAAGGTGTCTCCATAACTTTCACCAGTCGAAGTTTTACACGACCATCATTGTATCCATTCTCTGGCATCCAAATTTCTTGAATGTAATCTGCTAAAAATTTAGAAAGTCCCTCACATCCTGTTCTTTCCACCACAACCATCTTGCATAACTTCTTTTCATGAAGCATTTTAAATACTTCAAACTCAGGATCATCTTCTGCAACAAGAAGTGTGTGGTCGAACCAGTCATCAAGTTTTTCTTTTAGAGATTTATATCCTCCAAAGTCTACGCACCAATTGCGCCGATCCAGCTTATCCTCATCGCATTCAAACTCAAAGTGAAATGCTAGTGCATATCCATGAATTAAGTTGCAATGTGAGTCTGCACGCCATTGACGATATGCTACAGCATATCCTCTTTCATGTCCATATGTTTTTGTTGAAATAAACTTACCCATATTAGTCCTGAAGAAAGTATGGATTAAACCTGGTCATAAAACTCTTTACAGCAAATAAACACGAAAAGTTAAAGTCAACATGATGTAATTGATTTGGAGGTGTAGACCGACTGTTATTAAACATAACAGACGATATATTTAGTTTTTCATCATAGAACATCGGAGATATTTCATTTCGAAAAAGATATAATTTTTCATGGTCATACAATAAGCATGATAATGATCCATCAAATTCATTAAGAGACTCTCTATCTTTAACAAATGATTTCAACATAAGAAAAGTATCCCATGTACAAACCTCATCAAGTTTTTCTCGCAGTTGTTCTATATATGATTGTTTTAAAATACCATTGTGCCATAAAAAGCGACCATCAAAATGTGCAGGATGAATGTTTGATTTTTCACCCGTAGGGGCCTGCATATGAACAATCATATAAACAAGAGGCGTCTCAACAATAGAATTATAATTAACTTCTCCCATACCTCTTTGTACAGATATACCCCCTGTTACAATATTGTAGTAGCTAATAGAATGTGAGTGCGCTCCTCTATATTTGTTTAACTTGCAAAGATCAACCAGTGTATCTTTCTTAAAGGAACCTATGATGCTACACATTTTCCATTTGTCTCCAAGGAATGTCTACAGAATAACTAATGGGATCTTTCTCGCCCATCATCATAAAGTTTGCGATTCGTTCTGAACATGAAGGACACTTGCCACATGACTCACCCTCATCATTAGGATTATAACAAGTCAGTGTGTATTGTGTCAATGAAAGGTTGCCCTCAAGTTCCTTCAAAATTCTCAGCTCATCAACTTTACTTAGTGATGCAAACGGAGCGATAACTTTAATCTTTATGATTCTGTTTTCACTCAAAACATCGTTGATCTTATTTACAAATCTTGCTGTAGTATCATGGTATCCATACTCATCGTGAATTTGCAATCCCATGATTACTGTATCAAGTCCCTCGACTTCAGCAAATGCAGATGCAACAGACATAAGAATCATATTTCGATTCGGCACATATGTCTTGGGTCTCGGATCACCCAATACTTCTTTAATTGTTGGCATTTTAATATCCGAGTCAACATTCGCAGAGAACCCCTTGCTAATATCCCCTAAAACAGAAAGATCAAATACTCGATGTTTCACTCCATACCTATATGTGCTAATTTTTGCTCGCTGAATTTCTATCTTTTGTTTTTGTCCATAATCAAAAGTGAGCGCCCGAACATTTTCAGCTCCATACTTTTCTACACAAAGTCGCA